GAAAGATAATATTCAAGGTAACCGAATTTATATTAAACATGATTCAGAGCAAGCAGTATATTCTTACAGTGTAGCAGAAATTAATGGTACTCATGTTTTAGATTCAGATGGTAATGGTTATAGATTAATTGACTCAGATCTAGATTATGATTTAGGTGTATTAAACACATTATCTTATACACAAACTTTAGTAAGTCAACAAGACGGTTTTAACAAGTACTTTAAAGAAGAACAAGTATTATTAGAAGATCAAAATATAACTGTTACAGAAAACGGTCAGATAGGTATCAAAGTTCCGGATTATATTATATCAGTTACTAAGGTAATGAAAGTTGATTCTTTTACTCAAGCTGGCATGTACAATTTTGAATATCAATACTTCCTAAACAATTTTGATATGTTTTATAGTGGTGCACACGGTACAGGTTTATCAAACTATTACACTCAAAAATTAAATGTAGAACATATAGATTTTATGCTTAACACAGCTCCAGCTATTAGATTTAATATGTATAAGAGTAGATTATATTTAGATGTTGATTGGAAAAGAATAGATAACAATAAAGGAAGAGGTGATTTATTCCTTTTATGTGAAGTATATGAGGTCGCAGACCCTGAAATTACTGGAGAGGTTTATAAAAATACTTGGTTAAAGAGATACGCAACAGCGTTAGCAAAGCAGCAGTGGGGTTCAAATTTAAAGAAATATCAAAATACAGAACTTCCTGGTGGTGTACAACTTGATGGTCAGGGCTTATGGCAAGAAGCGACTACTGAAATTCAAGAGTTAGAAGAAGAGTTGAAAAATTCAACACTTGAAATGGATTCTATACTCTGGGGTTAAAAAGGAATAAATAAATTATGATAGAATTAAGAAATTTTTTACAAGCTGATAGTACTGATGACTTTACAAAATCTGTAAAGGATCATATGACTCAATTAGCGTTTGAGAAACTTAACGTTATTAAACAAGAAATGGCCAAAGATTATTTAAAGAGTGATGAAAATGAACCTTCTTGAATGGAAACAATACCAAACTCAAACGTTTAGAGAAGAGCTTAAAAAGCAAATGATGAATGGTGTCTCACACGATACTCATTTTCTTTTCTCTGAAGAGCAGCTTGATGAAATTAAACAAGAAATTGAAATTGAACAGTTTGAAGAGACCGTTTCTTTTGATGGAGAACTTGAAATAGATCGTCCGTTAATAGAAGGTCATTCAGAAATTCAAGAAGTATTAGATTTTGTCCCTGATGAAGACGGGTCTGTAATGGATCTAGTTTTTGAGTTTGATCTTAATGAGATTGATCCTTCTATTAACGGAATGAATGCTCTAAGAGAGTTATTGTTTGCAGAAGAATATGAATTTGTTACTGAAGAAGAATTAGATGAAGAAGATATGTGTCCAGATGCTTGCTGTGGTAAACCAATCTTAGAATGTAAATGTGGTCCAGATTGTGAGCATTGTTCATGCTATGAGATTAATAACAGTGAAAAAGAATTGGGTGAAGAGAAAAACCCTGCTGGTGGTAAAAAAGCTAAAGGTAAGCCTTCTAGAGCTAAAGTTATCTTTAAGCGTGCTAAAGGTGAAGTAAAAAAGAAAAAGATTTGTGGACCTGGAATGAGATTAGCAGGTAACAGGTGCCTTCCTCAAACTGGAACACAAAAAGCTAAAATGCGGCGCGTAGGTATAAAGCTTAAGAGAGCTAAGAGAGCTATGGGCGGCGGTGCTAAAAAGAAAGCAGCATTAAAATCTAAGATTACTAAACGTAGAGTTAAAGGTAGATCTAGATCACTTGCTAATACAACGAATTAAGGATAATTAAGATGGCAATTGTAACAACAGCAAAATATACCGGTGGTGGAGGATCAACTCCTGGTAACAGGGTAGTACTTAACATTTCTGGCGCTAACCACTCGCTTAGCGTATCTGATTTTACTTTTGGTGGTAAAGTTACTAATGTTAACATGATTGAAACAGTTATGAATTGTGGAGCGTCTGCTGTAACTATTGATGGTAAACTTTATGAGACAGGTAGATGGGAGTTATCACAGATTGGTGGTATACCACTTGCCGCAACTAACACATGTGTTGTTACTTTTGATACAGTAGGTACAGGTAATGTGTTTATTGAATTTAGGAGCTAAACATGAAACTTATTAAAGAAGATATTAGCTTTAATGATATGCAAGTTTTGTCAGAAGGTAAAGGTGCTGACAAAAGAATGTATATACAAGGTCCTTTTTTGCAAGCAGAAAAAGAAAATAAAAACAAAAGGGTTTATCCTGCCGCAGTTATGGCTAACGCAGTTGAAAACTATAAAAAAGATTATATTGATCAAAAGAGAGCGCTAGGTGAACTTAATCACCCTGCTGAGCCTGTTGTTAATCCCGAACGCGCTGCTATTATGACACAAAGTCTAAAAGAGACTAGAGCTAAAGATGCTATCTATTATGAAGGTAAAGCAAAAGTTCTTTCAACACCAATGGGAAAGATTGTTGAAAATCTTTTAGACGATGGTGTAAAAATTGGTGTATCGTCTAGAGGTTTAGGTTCACTTATGCCTACTAATGGTATCAATATTGTGGGTGAAGATTTTACCCTGACTACAGCTGCTGATGTTGTTTTTGACCCATCAGCTCAATCTTCTTTTGTAGAAGGTGTTTACGAGCAAGCAGAATGGATTTATGAGTCTGGAATGTGGAGACAAGTTGATCTTGACTTCCAGAGAGAAAGATTAAAAAGAGCTAATATGAAAGAGCTCAACAAAGTTAAATTAGAAGTGTTTGAAAGCTTCTTAAAAACACTTTAATATAAATAGATTAACGGAGTTTTAATACAATGGAAAAAAATAATGATTTAATCTCAGTGATTGAGGAGCTTCTCGAGGCAGATATGACTGCGCCTAAAAAGGTTAAGAACCCTCAAAACAAAATGGCTGAAGAAGAGCAAGTAGATGAAGCTCAGGATAAAACTGATAAATCTATTGCTGCAAATAAACTAACAGATACTGCTAAGCCTAAGTCAGATAACCAAGGTGATGATTCATCTAAAGTAATTGGATCTGAAAAAGGTGCTGCAATGGATGCTGGTGGTGATAAAGATGTTGGTAAGATGGATAAAGGTAAACTTCCATCAGATGCTGCTGACAACTCATCAGAAGTAATCGGTTCTAATAAAGGTGCTGCAATGGATGCTGGTGGTGATAAAGATGTTGGTAAGATGGGTAGCAAAGAAAAAGGTAATCCATCAGATGCATCAGCTGAAGTTGAAGCAGATAAAGGTCCACATGATCAATCTAAAGATGAATCAGTAGAAGAAACTGATGAAGCTATCGAAGAAGCAGGACAAGATACTAAAGTTGAAAAGAATGCAAACGATGAGCAACTTCCTGATGAAGAAAAAGAATCAATGAAGAATATGAAAGAAGAAAATTTAGAATGGGATTGGGAAAAAATTGATTCTTTGTCGGAAGAAGAGTTTCAAGAGCTAGTTGACTCGTTATCAGAAGAAGATCTTGTTGAATTTAATGCACATTATGAATCATTAAATGAAGCAAAAAATGACGATGAAGACGACGATGATGATGATAAAGAAGAAACAGATGAGTCAGTTGAGGAAGGTCATGATAAGGATCATGATGACAAAGAGGATGACGATGATGACGATGATGATAAAAAAGAAGCTGATGAGTCTGTAAGTGAAGAAACAGAGTGGGATTGGGATAAGATCGAAGGTCTTACCGAAGAAGAATTCCATGATTTTTATACAAACTTATCTGAAGAAGAGCAGTCAGAAATCGAAGAGCATTATAAAGAAGTTACCGAAGCTAAAGATAAAGGTGACATGGATAAAGATGGTATCGATGAGCCTGATGGTAAAGAGTATATGGATAACAAGGACAAGGCTATTAAAGCTGCTATGGCTAAGAAAGAGTCTGTCGAAGAAGATGAAGAAGTAGAAGAAGCAACAGGTGAAAAACTTGAGAAAGCTTCTACTAAATCTCATAACGAACCGATGAGACCTGGTGAAGAAAAAGGTGATAACGCTCCTGTAGATAAGGGAGGTAATCCTGGTGAAGGTCCTCACAATCAATCAAATGATCCAAATGAAACTCCTACAAAAGCTAATCCTAAGAAGACTGTTAAAGAAGAGACAGACGAACTTATGGAAGATCTTGAAGTAGATTTTAAAGAAAAAGCTGCAGTAATTTTTGAAACAGCAGTTAATGAAAAAGCAAATATCATTAGAGAAGAAATTGAAGCAGAATATTCTCAAATGTTAGAAGAAAAAGTTGATGAAGTTAATGAAAGAGTTAATCAGTATGTAGATTATGTCGTAAATGAATGGCTTGAAGAAAATCAACTTGAGATTAAATATTCTCTTCGTACAGAAATTGCTGAAAACTTTATTCGTGAGATGAAAACTGTTTTTGAAACTAATTTCATTGATATTCCAGAAGAAGAAGTATCTGTTGTTGATGAATTAACAGAAGCAGTTGAATCATATAAAGAACAGATTGAAGAGCAGAGTTCTGAACTAGAAGCTGCTAAAAAAGAGCTTTTAGAAATTAAAAGAAAAGAAATTGTCGAAGCCATTGGTGAAGACCTTCCTCAGACACAAAAGATCCGCTTAGAAAAATTGTCTGAGAATGTTGAAGCTGATGACATCGAAGAGTTCAGATATAAAGTCGAGCAGCTTAAAGAAGGCTATTTTGATGAGTCGTCTGAGCAACCACTTCTCAGCTCATTGAGTGAGGAAGTATTCGGTGGTACAGTTATCGAAGAAGATGACAGTACTGTATCGCAGTATGCGAAATTCCTTTCAAAGACTGTGACTAAGTAAGAAAATTTTAGGGTAAAAATTAATAAGAAAATTAGACATAATAAATTTTGAATAGGAGAAATAAAATGTCAACCGATGTCCTTATGGAAAAATGGGCACCAGTAATCAACCACGAAGATCTCGATCCAATTAAGGAACGTGATCGTAAAGCGGTTGTTGCTCAGGTCCTAGAAAATACTGAAACGGCATTAAGAGAAGAAGCAGGTATTATGAATGAGTCATCACTATCAGGCGCAGGCTTTGGTGGTGCTTTTTCAGGTGCAGGTTCTAACTCAACTATTAATGCAACAGGTCGTGCAGGTTACGACCCAATTATCATCTCACTTGTACGTCGTGCAATGCCACAGATGATGGCTTTTGATCTTTGTGGCGTTCAGCCAATGTCAGCTCCAACAGGGTTGATTTTTGCGCTACGTGCACGTTATCAAGACAGTAACACAAACGCAGATGGTCGTGAAGCATTCTACAACGAAGTCTTCCCGAACTTCTCTGGTACACCATTTAATACTGGTTCACCAGCAACTCATGCAGCTGGTTCAAATGCTGCAACAGCAACTAACCCATTCACTCCAGGTCGTGCAAACAACGCTGGTGATGCAGGTTCAGATGGTGCTGATGCTTTTACAGCTAACTTCGTTAACGATCCGTTTAGTGATGCATCTGGTAACGATCCAATCTTGGAAGTAGCTAATCAAGCTGGTGGTAATCCAGAAACTGGTGACTATGTTCCATCCGGAATGAGTTCTGCTGGTACATCACCATTTGGTATGTCTACTAGAGAAGGTGAAGGCGACAACTTCCGTGAAATGTCATTCACAATCGAACGTACATCTGTCGAAGCAAAGACACGTGCGCTCAAGAGTGAGTACACCATGGAATTAGTTCAAGACCTTAAAGCTGTTCATGGTTTGGATGCAGAAGCTGAGTTGTCAAACATTTTGTCAACTGAAATTCTTGCTGAAATCAACCGTGAGGTTGTTCGCACAATGGTTAGCCAAGCTAAGTATGGTGCAGACGGCTTAACAAATGACGGTGTATTTGATCTCATTGCAGACGGTCAAGGCCGTTGGTCAGTTGAGCGTCAAAAAGGTCTTATGCTACAGCTTGAGAAAGAAGCTAATAAAGTTGCTTTCGAAACACGCCGTGGTAAAGGTAACTTCGTTCTTTGTTCTGCAAACGTTGCTTCTAGCTTGACAATGGCTGGTCTTCTTGACTATTCATCAGGCTTAAACGACAACTTGAATGTTGACGTAACTTCAGGTGTATTTGCAGGTACATTGAATGGTCGTATGAAAGTTTACGTTGACCCATATGCAACTTCAGGTGACTATGCTGTTGTTGGTTATAAGGGTTCAAACAACATGGACGCAGGTATGTTCTATTGCCCATACGTTCCGTTGCAAATGGTACGTGCAGTTGCACAAGAAACATTCCAGCCAAAAATCGGCTTTAAGACTCGTTACGGTATGGTTTCAAACCCATTCGCTAGCGGAGCTGCTGCTGTTAATAGTGCTGGTGGTCTTGTTGCACACAACACTAACGTTTACTATCGTAAGTTCCGTATCGACAACGTTTAAGTCGATTACGTTCTTTGTAAAGAGGCAGCCGCGGCTGCCTCTTTTTTTATTATAAATATAATATGGCATTATCTTATAATACAGTATCCAGTAGAATACCAGAGCTTTCTTTTGTAGCTCCACAAAATTTTTATGCAGTAGCAGAAAATATGCCTAGTGTCGTATTTTTACTTCAAGGATTAACTATTCCTAATATTACAGGTGGTGAAGTACCTTTACCTAATAGATTGAATTCTAGTAGAGCATTTGTACCTGGTAACGGTGTTGATTATGCAACTTTAGATTTTACTTTTTTAATTGATAAAAATTTCGGTAATTATAGAGCTGTAGTTGAATGGTTAAAAGCTATAAACCATCCTGAAAGTTTTGATCAATATGGTAACTACACACAAAGCGCTAACAATATCTCTAGTAGATCTGATTTTGCGAGAACCACAACTAACATTACTGTGTTCGGTTGTGATGATGGTAACAATCCTTTAATACATTGGAATTTTGTAGAATGTTTTCCAATCAGTGTTGATGGACCTACATATGATGCTACGAGCGCTAATATAGATTATATTACTAGTACAGCTTCATTTAGATATCTTTACTTCGAAAATGAAACTTATACTAATGGTAAATTAAATAATGATAAAATATAGAGGTTATTATGGCTAAAAAAAGACAAAGAGCGAAACAAATATCTAAAGGTATTACACATCAACAACCTAATAAGTATCATAAAATCGCTAGAAAAGAGCACATGAGCTCAAGTAGTAGACAAGATGCTCAACTACAAGCACATTTAAAGCTTAAAAAAGTTGTTTTAACAATACCTAATCCAAATACAAATGAAACTAACAAAAGATTTATTAAAGTAAATTCTAGAGAGGTTTGGGGTAGTCCTAAGAAATAAAATGAGTATTTTATCTGGTGACAATATTTTTTATTATTTAAAAGAAGTAAAATGGGTAAGTCCTAAACATCACGAAGAGCATGATGAGGTACATACCCAAGCTGCTGTTAAACATGGTACCTATCCAGATCATGTTCATAAAATGTTACACCATCTTAAAGATAAAAATAATTATCACAAAGCTATGAAGAATGCTAAATCAATGACCGTAAGTCCTGTATCTGTTAAAAAGATGTCTAATACAGATGCAGGTTCTAAACCTAGACCAGGTGTTATAGATAAAGAAAAGTCTAATAGAGTAAAGAAACAGATGTCAGGATCTAAACCTGTAACCAAACCTATTGTATTGCATGATAAACATACAGGTCATACCCACTTACTAGCTGGAAATACTAGACTAACTCATAATACTCATCATGGTACAGGTAATACTCCCGTGCATGCAATAACATACAATTCGAGTAAGAAGGAAAATTAATATGAGTATTTTAACAGGGAACAATCTATTTTATAACAAAGTAGTTTTTAATGAATGGAATGAAATTGAAGAAGATGCTATCTATATTGATGAAGAAGACGGTGGTAAAAAGAAAAACGTTAAGTTAAATAAACCTTTTCTTACACCTGGTGGTCCAAAGAAAAGATCAGTGTATGTCAAAAACGCAAAAGGTAATGTTGTTAAAGTAAATTTCGGTGATCCTAATATGGAGATAAAAGCTGATAACCCTGAGCGAAGAAAATCTTTCAGAGCAAGACACAATTGTGATAATCCAGGTCCTAAAGATATGGCTAGATATTGGAGTTGCAAACAATGGTAAATGATAAAGAACAAGTAAATGAAATATTAGGTTTTGCAAGAACTAGACCTAAAACCAAAACTATTACTGTAAAAAAAAGACCGCCTGAAGAGCCTAGCTTACGTGATAAAGTAATAGCTAAAAGAAAAGAATGGGCTAAACAAAGGGCGACAAAAGAAGAAATGCGTGATGAAAATATTAAAAGAAAAGCTGAGTATGTCAAAATAAGACAGGAAGCTATTATGGTTGGTACTGCAGGTAATAAACCTAGAGGTCCTAGAACTAAGAACCTTAACCCTTTAACGTCTAAAAAAGTTAATCCAAATTCAAACGATTACTTGAGATCAAAAGGTACACAAGGAAGACATGTGACCACTAAGGCTACAACTTCTACACAGTCAATAAAACAACAACAAGCTAATAGAAAAAGATCTCAACAAGGAGCTTTAAGAGCTTATGGTAAAAAGAAAATGACTTTAAATAGAGTGTTATGATGTCTATTTTTTCAGGTAATAATATTTTTTATAAAAATATAAAAGAAAATTTTATGGATGGTAAAAATCCAGAAGATAAAGGTGACAGTAAACGTCATGGTGTCCCTACTAAAGCTTCTGTTTCAAAACTTAGAAAAGTTGCTAAGCAAGGTGGACGAAAAGGTCAGTTAGCACATTGGATGGCTAACATGAAAGCTGGTAAAGCAAAAAAGAAAAATGATTAGTTTTGATATTGAAAATATTACAAAAGGTATTGGAATTGTAACAGCATCATTTGCTCTTATTGGTGGTGGATACACATTGTGGGATAAATTTGAAAGCAAAGACATTCTTACTTGGGCACCAGAACACTTTGTTATTGAGCCATTCGAAGGTGACTACAAAGTTACTGTAGCAAGAGAGAAACACAGAGATGATTGTACTGTTACTGATTTTACTCTGACTGTTAGAGACAGCCAAAATATTGTCCATCAAGCATCAAGCAGTATTGGCAAGTTTATGGGTCCAGCAAGTGATACAGTTGATACGTTTGCTTTTAAAATGAAAATAGAATCTACTCAATTGGTTGCTCCAGGCACTGCAACGCTGATTGCTTATATAGATTATGCTTGTCCAGAAGGAAATATTGCAGTAACATATCCTAAACATAAAAATTTAAAGTTTGAAATAGCTAATTAATGGTAACATTAACCGAATCCGCTAAAGAATATATGAAAAAAGTAGCTATTAATAGTAATAGTCAATACGTATATCTATCTGTAAAAGGTGGAGGGTGTTCAGGTTTTCAATATGAATGGTCTTTAACAGATACTAAAGGTTTTGGTCCTACTATAGATAATATATTATGTATAGATGATATGGCTGAAATGTTTGTAGCTGGTTGTACTATTGATTACGTAAATGAATTAGGCGGGTCTTATCTTAAGGTAATCAATCCTAACGCGACAGCATCTTGTGGATGTGGTGAATCATTTGCAGTATAAACATATGGTCTCTGGGGCTTTAGTACATCACAGCAGCTGTACAGATTATAAGAAAAAAGAAGAGGTTTTTCTCTTCTTTTTAATTTTTTTACATATTATATTTAGCAAACATTTTTACTAATTGAGCTACTATATCTGATCGAACAATATGATCCGTAGTAAACCTTACAATAGGAGCTTCTATACTATAATGATGACACATCTCTACAAACTCATCTAAAGCCTCGCCATCATGCACGTCAGATTGCGCTGGATCACCTAAAAGAATTAACTTAGAGTTCTCACCAATACGGGTTGTAATAGCTTTAATCTCCGACATGTTTAAGTTTTGAGATTCATCTACAATAATAATACAATCTTCAAAAGAATTACCTCTAATAGTTTCTATAGGTTGAATTTGAATTTGTTCTTTCGAAAACATGTAGTCATAACGACCTTTTCCTAAACCTTCTTGTAATACATTCATAATAGGTCTTAACCAAGGTGTCATTTTTTCTTCTACAGAACCAGGAAAATAACCTAAAGATCTACCGGTTGCAACATTTGGCCTTGTGAGAACAATTTTATCATATCCTCCTTTGAGTATGAGCTGAGCAGCTTTCATACCTGTACAGAATGTTTTACCTGTACCAGCTGGTCCAATACATATTGTCATTACGGATTGATCTATACAGTCAAGAAGATATTGTTGAGTAGGATTCTTAGGTTGGATATGGAAGGCGGTAGACGATTGAATTTCTTTCACGAAAGTTTCTTTCTTTTTAGGTCGTGCCATTTATATTTTCTCCTGGGGTAAAAACTGAAAAAACCTCCATGGCCAAAATGGCTGGAGGTTAATTGAAATATAGTAAAGAACTTTACCATTAAACTATTTATAATAACCGTATGTTGACTCATGACGAATTATTAAAAATGTGGGAAGAAGATGCTGGTATAGATAAGACAGCGCTTGACTCAGCATCTGTAGATGTACCAAAGTTACATCATAAATACTTATCTATTCTTATGGATCTTAAAGCTAAGAAAATAGCTATGAATCATAAGCTAGACTCGATAAAAAAAGATAAAGAATTATACTATTCTGGTCAAGCTACTGCTAATGAATATAAAGAAAAACCTTTTGATCTTAAACTAAAGACAAAAGCAGGTGTTGATAAACATGTCAATACTGATCCAGAAGTAGTTGCAATTGAACAAAGAATAGAGTATATAAATATTCTACTTGAAGGTCTCAATCACATACTTGAGCAAATTAAGTGGAGAAACCAATCAATAAAAAACGCTATTGATTGGGTAAGATTTACTTCTGGCAGTCTATGATAACATTCCGAAAAAAAAACGACGTCTATCTCGAATTTGATGGTGATAAAGCAGACCTAAGAATGTTGAGTGATTATTTTACATTTAAAGTACCAGGTGCAGAATTTACTCCTCAATACAGGAGTAAGTTTTGGGATGGTAAGATAAGATTGGCTAATCTTCGCGAAAGTAATATTTACGCTGGTTTAATGGGTGATATAACTAAATTTGCAAAAGATATGGATGTAGATTGTTACTTTGAAGGTTCTAAAACGCAAATACTTGAACCAAGTAATACTGAATTTTTAACTAAATTTCTAGATGTACTAAAACCTTATTCTAAAGGTAAACGTATTGAGATGAGAGATTATCAAATAGAAGCTTTTAAGACAGCTGTTACTAAACAACGTTGCCTTTTATTATCACCTACCGCATCAGGAAAATCTTTAATTATCTATGCACTAATTAGATGGTGGTTAGAAACACATGACAGAAAAATACTTATTATTGTACCAACGGTTTCGTTAGTAAGTCAAATGACATCAGATTTTAAAGATTATTCTAATGGTAAATTTACTAACATACATAGTATTACTGGTGGTGTAGAAAAAGAAACTAAAGAAAGAGTAGTTATATCTACCTGGCAATCTATCTATAAAATGTCTGCTGGTTGGTTCGCTCAGTTTGGTTCAGTAGTAGTAGATGAAGTACACCACGCTCAAGCTAAATCTATACAATCTATTATGAATAAAATGCTTATATGTCCGGATAGAATTGGGCTAACAGGAACATTGCAAGAAGCTAAAACACATGAGTTGGTGTTGAAAGGTCTTTTTGGTTCCGTTCATAAACTTATTACAACTAAAGAGCTTATGGATAGAGATCAAGTATCGCAAATGAATATAAGATTGGTGCAGCTTCGTTACGAAGAAAGTGATCGTAAAAAAGTTAAAGATATGACTTATAATGAAGAAGTAGAGTTTATAGTAACTCATGATAAAAGAAATAGTCTTATTGCTAAAATGGCTTCTACTTTACCAGGTAATACATTAGTTGTATTTTTAAGATTAGAACACGGTAAAGATATATTTGATAGAATTAATACTGAGAAACAATTGTACTATGTCGCTGGTGAAACAGATAAAAATTCAAGAGAAGCAGTACGGCAAATGGCAGAATCAAATGATGTTATTATTATAGCATCACTTGGTGTGTTTTCTACTGGAGTAAATATACGTAATCTTCATAATTTAGTGCTTGCACATCCTACTAAATCGAAAATAAAAGTATTACAATCAATTGGTCGTATTTTACGTAAGTCAGATAACGGTCAAAAAGCAACAGTGTTTGATATTATTGATGATCTAAAATATAAATCTAGAGATAATTTTGCATTAAGACATTCAAATGAACGCTTTAAGTATTATACCACAGAGGAGTTTGATTACAAAATCAATTCAATAGATTTATGACACAAAAAAGAACCAGACAAAAACCAGGCGATGAACATTACGTTAATAATATTGAATTTACATTAGCGCTAGATGAATATAGTCAAGCTTGTAAGAAAGCTTTAGCTAAAGGAGAAGAGAGACCAGTTATGTCTCGTTATCTAGGAGAGTGTGTTTATAAAATGTCAAATAGACTATCTCTTACTCCACGTTTTAAAGGTTATATGTATAGAGATGAGATGGTACAGAATGCTATTTTAGGTGCTATGAAATATATGTACCGCTTTGACGGAACACGTTTTGACAACGGTTTTGCGTATGTAACCCAAATATTATTCAGTCATATGATACAGACTATTAAGAATGAAAAGAAAAAATATGAACTAAATTTAAGACTTATTCAAGAAGCAGAAGTCTCTGTTATGGGAGATCAAGAATTTGAAGGTGTTGCTGATACACACGCTCGTTCTATAGCAGATCAAAAATTAGATGAGTTGCAAAGTCAAAGAGTAGAAAAAGGTAAAGGTGGTTTCTCTTTACGTACTGGTTATACTAAAGAATCACGCGCCGCTTATAAAGGTGGTACACCATTACGACCATCAAAAGGTGAAAAATGAAAATAGCGTTTATTGGTGATTTACATTTCGGTGCACGCAACTCTAATCAAGTTATTCAGCGTCATCAGAGAAGTTTTTTAATGAACTGTTTCTGGCCATATATTGAAAAAAACAATATTAAAACTGTTATTCAAACAGGTGATTATTTTGATAACCGTAAATGGATCAATTTACAAACTATGTCTTTTCAAAAGATGTATTTTGTTGATTTCGCTGAAAAATTAAACGTAACAGTACATGGTATTATTGGTAATCATGATATACCTTTACGCCATTCCTTAGTTATGAATTCGCCACAGCAAATATTAACTCAATCACATATGAATTTTTATGATAAACCTAAGACGTTAAATTTTGATGGTGTTGACATTACTTTTATACCTTGGGTGTGTAAAGAAAATTACGAAGAAGTAACTAATGTTATTCGTAAAGGTGGAGATATATTAGTAGGGCATCTAGAAACGCAAGGTGCTGTATTACTACCCGGAAGGTTATCTGAGGAAGGTTATCTGCCAGCAGACTTTAAAAACTGGAAAGAAGTTATTTCAGGACACTATCATACACAAAATAAAATCGCTAATATACATTATATTGGTATACCTTATCAACTAATGTGGAACGACACTTCTTCTAAACAAGGTTTTTGGATACTAGACACTACTGATCGATCATGGGAATTTGTAGAAAATAAAGGAAAATATTTTCATAGAATAACATGGAACGATGGGTGTGATTATCCTATTGAATTATGTTTGGATAGCTATGTAAAGATTAACATAAAAAAGAAAACTAGTTTTGAAGAATTTGAAAAATTTATTGATCGGGTTAACTTTCAAGAACCTTTTGAAGTTAAAATACTAGAATCGTTTGAAGAATTTAATCAAGAAAATGTAGGAGAAATTATACAATTATCTTCTACTACTGAGCTTATTGGAGAGTATATTGATGATGTTGCTACAGATAATAATAAAGAATCTATTAAAAAACTTATGATAGAGATATATGAAGATGCTATGAGTGTAGATGAATGATATTATTTAAAACAGTTTCATATAAAAACTTTCTATCTACAGGTAATACACCTAACGTTATCTTACTCAATAGAGTACCGTCTGTTCTTATTACCGGTCAAAACGGTTCAGGTAAATCTACTATTCTAGATGCTCTATGTTATGGTATTTTTGGTAAACCTTACCGTAATATTAATAAACCACAATTAATGAATACAGTTAATGAAAAAAACTTAGAAGTTGAAGTTGAGTTTGAAATTAATAGTGTAGACTATAAAGTAGTTAGAGGTATTAAGCCTAATAAGTTTGAAATTTATCGAAATAAAAAACTTATGCCTCATGATGCAGCAATAAAAGATTATCAAAAAAAATTAGAAGATATTATTGGTCTTAATTATAGAGCATTTACTCAAATTGTGATTCTTGGTTCAGCAAGATATCAATCATTTATGGATCTTCCTACAAATGATAGAAGAGTTATTATAGAAGAAATATTAGACATAACAGTTTTTTCTAAGATGAATAACATTCTTAAATCTAGAGCACAAAATACAGAACTAGATATCAAGGAAAATGAATATCAAAAAGAAATTTTAAAAACAAAAATATCAGGTCAAAAAGGTCTTATTAATAATCTAGTAAACAGATCTAAAGAATCAGAAGAAAAAATACTACAAGAAAAAAATAAAATTGATGGGCAAATTAATTTAATAGAAATTAAAATTTCTAAATCTGATAGCGACATAAATCTTTTAACTCTTATTGATGTAAATGACTTACAAGATAAACTCTCAACAGCAAAATTTAAAGGTCAGCAAATAAAGCAAAAAAGAGCTGAAGTAGATAGTAAAATAAAATTTTATAAAAATCATGATCACTGTTATGTGTGTGAGCAAGATATAGATAATGGGTTAAAAACTAAACAAGTAACTATTCTTTCAGAAGAAGCAAAAAAATTAGAAGACTTAAAACCTGTTGTAATATCAACTTATCAAACATTGGAAGAAAAAATAAGAGAAGCACATGAAGTACAGCAGCAGTATGATTCTATCTTAGAAGTAAGAAGAGATTTAGTAAATCAAAAGAAAGCTTTATTTACTCTTTATAGTAATCTAGAAGTACGTACTCAAGAATCTGATTCAATATCTTTAAAACAAGCTCAAAAAGAACTTACAGAATATGATATCGAATTTAAAATTTTAGAAAAACAATCACATAATCTTGCAGAGCTTAAACATTATTATGAGATTTGTAGAATACTATTAAGAGATGATGGTATAAAAGCTAAAATTATTAAGCAATATTTACCTGTTATGAATCAGCTTATCAATCAATATTTAGATCGTATGGGTGCTAATTATTCTTTTCATTTAGATGAATCGTTTAATGAAGTTATTAAATCGCGATACAGAGATACATTTAGTTACGCATCATTTTCTGAAGGAGAAAAAATGCGAATTGATCTTGCTCTTATGTTTACATGGCGTGAAATTGCTAAGTTAAAAAATAGTGTTAATACTAACTTACTTATTATGGATGAAGTAGGTGATAGCTCTCTTGACGCAGAAGCTACTGATGTTTTATGGGATATTTTAGGTGGGTTAGATAACACTAATGTATTTGTTATATCTCATAAAGGGCAAAATAGTGATCGGTTTAAATCATTAGTTGAATTTTATAAAGATGGTAATTTTTCGAAAATAATCGATTCAAAAAAATAATAAATACAGTATGAAATTATTTTTAGTTCGTCTACATAACAATAATCCTCCTATACTTACTTTTGGTAAAACAAGAGCTTTAGTCGGTCGCCAAATGAAAAAGTTTCTTGGACCAGACATGGTTGATGAGGTTGTTCCTGTTTCTAATCAAGACGCTGAAACAGAATATGGTTATGACTATAAGCAACAAGCTAGGTGGAATATGGTAAGGAGTGAATCGGTGGAAAATATTTCAACGCTTTCAGGAGATAATCCTTTTCTAAGAGAAAAAATGGATATGAAAAAAGCTGATATGGGTGATGTAATTGATGATTTTAAAAAGTCAGATGCTCCTCAATTTCAAGGCAAATCTATGGCTAAAAGACGTCAAATGGCTATTGCCGCAAAATTAAATGCTAATGAAGAGCAAAAACAAGATTTAAAATTATCTGCAGTATCTGAAGGTATAGATCAAAAAGTTCTTAAAACTTTTAAAACTATGTTAAAAGATGGTGAAGAAGATAGTGTACGATTACTACTTCAAGGGATGCCTAAGCATACAAAGAATATGTATATGTCTCGCTTAGGTATTAAAGAGTCAGAAAAAATAGATATAAAAACAAAAGCATTTAATGAAATAGTTTCTCATCTTAATTTAGCTAAAAAACAACAAATAGTTTTTAGTGAAGACTCAGTAAATGATAAAGGTCATTACAAAATGACCTATATTAAACGTTCATCTAAAGACAATAAATTACATTTAGATGTTCATCACACTGCAGTTGATTTTAAAGGTGAAAAACCAGATAATCGTCCTAGGATAGATAATCTTATCAAAAACTCTGAGCAACATAAAACTATGAAGAATAAAGGGTATTCAATTTCTCATTATGGTTCACACGATCATCACGATAGTCATGAAAAAATTCATGGTACTAAACCAAATATTACAAAAGAAAATGTTAATGAAGATGATTTAGAAGAAAAAACTCCTATAAAGCCTGTTATTGTTGATCGTAAACGTCCTAACTTAAAAGTGCCTAATCCTAATTATAAAAATAAACAGTATGTGCGTCCTAAGAAAAAAGATAATGAAAGATCAATGGATATTTACAGAGAAAATAAAACAGAATAGATTTTTTTATTATAATGGTTAAATGCGAGTATCACTCTTTACAAATTACGGAGCCCTTAACTCTCCACCAATCTTTTCTGCCTTTGCAGAAGGATGTGACGAAGATATCGTATTTAACGACATGGACGCAGACGTTGCAGTCATATGGTCAATCTTATTCGCAGGACGGATGGAACCAAACCGTAAAGTTTGGGAGCACTATACCAGACAAGGTAAACCCATCATCGTCATCGAGGTTGGAGCTCTCAAAAGGAACGAAACCTGGCGAGTAGGTTTAGGTGGCATCAATAACGGTGCTGAATTTGCTAATCATACAAATTTAGAAGAAGGTAGGGTTGAAAAGTTTGGGATTAAACTTGAGCCCTGGAAAACTGATGGACAATTTATTACAATCGCTACACAACGACCAGACTCACACCAATGGTCTTCAATGCCAACAGTTGAAGTATACTTACGAAACGCTATTGGGAAAATTAGAGAACATAGTTCCAGAGATATCGTCATCAGACCCCACCCTAGAGACAGGATTACAGACTTTCATGGAGTTGCTGCAGAATTTAGGGATGTGTTCTTCGATGTACCAAGGAATACCGGTATAGACGATAATTTTAACTTTAACGAAATTTTAGACAGATCGTGGTGTGTTATTAACCATTCTTCAAATCCAGCTATTGAAGCAGTTATAAACGGTGTACACGCGTATACAAGTTGTATGTCATTTGCTTATCCAATGTCTGTAAAACAATGGAGAGACATAGAGTCGCCTCCATATAATAACAGAGAACAATGGCTTAAAGAGCTTACACATATTGAGTGGTGGCCAGAAGAAATTTCAGAAGGAAAACCGTGGAAGAGACTCAAAGATTATCTTTGGTAATGCCAAGACCATCTCCTAAAATGGAAAAAATATATGCTGCATTAGAGCAAGGGTGGCCTGATGCAACTATAAACTCTCATGAATTTGATAGATACGTTCTATGGGGTCTTATTGGTAATAATATTTTATACATGAACGGTGATTTTATTTTTACTGATATGCCATACAATGGTAGATATGATCCTAAAAATGAAGATTGGGATAATACTTATTGGAGATGGTGTTATCAGAGTTTACACGATAATAGAAAATTAGATGTACCTTCAGATAGATTTGAACAGTGGAAAATAAATATTCAACCATGGAAGAACGAAGGTGAATATATTTTGCTGTGTCCTTCATCAGAGACTATGACATTTTATATGCACGGTTGTAATGTAAATGAATGGATTGAAAAAACATCTAAACAAATTAGAGAGCAGACGAATAAACCCATCAAAGTTCGTCTCAAGCCTAGAAAAGCTGGAACATCTGGTCCTAGTGTTGCTGATACTCCTTTTAATTCTGATCTTAATAAGGCACATGCTGTCGTGGTTTCAGGATCTATATGTGCAGTTGATGCATTAGCAGCAGGTGTACCAGTATTCAGTACTTCAGATTATGCACCAAGTGCTTGGTGTACAAACAGAGATTTTTCTAAGTTAGAAAATCCTTATAAATATGATAGAGAGCATCTCTTTTACAATCTTGCTTATAAGCAATACTCTATAAAAGAAATGCGCGAAGGTTTATGTTATGAAAATTCAATGCGATTTCTCAACTATAAAAGCGAGTAAGCGACACTTACTTTCAAATCCAATTACTGCTGCTTTTCATGCTATACAAGCTTCAGTATCAGAAAATGGTTATGAAATAGTTCAGGAAGACCCTGATGTAGTTTTTGTATTCGGTTCTATTACTCGTCGTAAAATGGATACTGAAAGAGCTATTTCTATACAACAACATAGAGATAATAATACACCAATATTTTCTCTCGATTCTTCTTTGTTTTCTACTTATATTCGTAATAGAATGAATAGCCCTGAAACTTATATGTTTAGAGTTGGCTATGGAGACTGTGTGGGAACCGGAAACTTTTTAAATAAAAATTCAAACTCACAACGATATCTGTGGATGAAAGAAGCTTTTCAATTTGAAGAAAAAGAACCTGTTGTTGATAACGATAGACCTATTTTATTTTTATTACAATCTGAAAAAGGGTGGCAATATGACGATCATCTTCCTTTTTATTCCTGGGCTCGTAAAGTGGTAAAGCAACTTAGGGATTCTACAGATAAAAAAATTATTCTCAGATCTCATCCAAATTTAGATAGAAACCCTACTGCAATGATTGCGGAAGGTTTTAATAATATCGAAATAGAACATGCAGACAAAGATAGAAGAAAAGTTATAGAATCTATTAGACAAGCAGGTGTGGTTGTAACACACAGTTCTTCTGCAGCATGCGAATCTATTACTGAAGGGATACCTACTATTGCACTAGATAGTAGATGTGTAGTATACGATGCTTGCATGCATGATTTATCTTTACTTAATAATTTAGAACTTGTAAATTGGGACAAAAGAGAACAAAATCTTTATAATTGGTCATATACAAGTTGGACCGTGGATGAAATGGCAAAACCAGAATGGCTTAATTATTATCTTAAGAAAGCAGAATTAATCAAATGAAAGCGTTTGTTACAGGAATTACTGGTCAAGATGGTGGTTATCTAGCAGAATTATTGTTAGATAAAGGTTATGAAGTTACAGCTATTATGCGCCGGAACGCAGGAAATGATGTAAGTAGAATACAACATTTATTAGACAATAAAAATTTGGATTTAAGATATGGTGATTTGACAGACGCAAGTTCTCTTCAAAACTTATTTAACCACATACGTTTTGATGAAGTTTATAATTTAGCAGCACAATCTCATGTTCGAATAAGTTTTGATATTCCAGATTATACAGGTGATGTCAACGCGTTAGGTACTGTTAGATTATTAGAAGCTATTAAAAACTCAGGTGCTATAGAACATACAAGGTTCTATCAAGCTTCTACATCAGAACTGTACGGTAAGGTTATAGAAACACCTCAAAACGAAAAGACACCTTTCTATCCTAGATCTCCATACGGTGTAGCTAAGTTATATTCATATTGGATAGTTAAAAATTATAGAGAAAGTTATGGTCTACACGGATCTAATGGTATTTTGTTTAACCATGAATCTCCATGGCGAGGTGACGATTTTGTAACTCAAAAAATTATTAAAGGTGTAGCTGACATACACAAAGGTAAAAAAACTAAAATATCTTTAGGTAATTTAGATGCAAAAAGAGATTGGGGACACGCTAAAGATTATGTAGAAGGCATGTGGAGAATGTTACAACACTCAGAAGGAGACGATTACGTTCTAGCTACAGGAAAACTTAATTCTGTAAGAAATTTAGTAGAAACAGCGTTTAAAAAAATTAATATTAATATAATATGGGGTGGTTCCGGATTAGATGAAGTAGGTGTAGATGAATATGGTACAGTGTATGTAGATGTAAACGCAGATTTTTATAGACCTGCAGAAGTTGATTTATTACTAGGTGACTCAACAAAAGCAAAAAGAGTTTTAGGTTGGCAACCTAAGTATACTTTTAAAGAAATGATAGATGAAATGATGGAAGCAGTTTTATGAGTGACTATTCAGTAATTATGACATTTCCAACTAAAAATTGGGATGTTTACGGTAAGTATAGTATACCTACTTTCGATAAACACTGGCCAAAAGATATTCATGCTTATGTTTATATAGAAGGGGATCAAAATATTCCTTTAGAAACATCTGATAGAATACATCTTCTTAACTTTGATGATCATGTATTTGGTGCACTAGCTTTTTCTGAAAAATATAAAAATAAAGATATTTTTGACGATACAGTTGACGGTGACATTTCAAAAAGACAAGCTGTTAAGTTTAGTAAAAAAGTATATGCTCAGTTAGCAGAGCTTAGAAACCCTAAAACAAGATATGTAATATATTTAGATGCTGATTTGATGACATTGCAGGACGTTCCTACCGAACTTTTAGATAATTTAACAGGTGGTGATCATTATGTTGCTTTTCCTGATAGAAGAAAGCGAAATAAATTTACAGAAACTGGTATGTTAATATGGGACACTCAACACGAATATCATGAACTGTGGTGTTTTTTATATGATTCAATGTATAAAGAAGGCAAAATATTTGATTGCCCTGAATGGCATGATTGTTTTGCATTTGATACTGTTACTTTTGATTTAGAAAAAAAAGGGCTAATTAAATGTGCTGACTTAGGCTATGGCACTCATGCTAGACACCCTATTGTTGCAGGACCTTTAGGTAAATATTTTGATCACTTAAAAGGTGGAAGAAAGTGGAAAGGTTTTTCAAACGAAAGGATTAATGCTCATGGAGTTTAGTATAGTAACCACATTCCATCAAGAAGGGTTTGACAAATATGGAAAAACTATGATGGAAACTTTAGATAAACATATTCCAAATAATATATCTCTTACTGCTTATTATGAAGATATGGAAGCTCCTAATATTGGAAGATGGAAAGTAATTGACTTTAATGAAGCTTGTGGTAAAAAATACAAAGCATTTAAAGAATTAGCATCACCTTATGAAAATGATGTGTTAATAGAAGGTAATGATCCAAGACCAGGAAGAGGTAAAATTACTCCAGGTTCTAGATATTTGTTTGAGGCTTCAAGATTTTCTCATAAGTACTATGCAGTAGAACATTTTTGGCAAAACAAAGATTCTAGATATGTTATTTGGTGTGATGCAGACGTGAAAGCAGATAAAGACATACCATATAGTTTTTTTACAGACAAACTAATCAAAGAAAATGTTTATTGGTCTAGAGTGGGTAGAGATAAAGCTGTTAATATAAAATATCCTGAATGTGGTTTTATGGTTTGGGATACAGAATCAAAATACCATGTAAGATATCAACAGCTTATGTCATGGATGTATGATCAGGGCGCATGCTTTACAATGGAAGAATGGCATGATAGTTTCTTGTGGTGGGCTGCAGAAAGATATATTGAAAAAGAAACCGGAGAAAAAATTACACTAGACCTAGGTGACGGATCAGGTAAACATCCGTTCGTTAGAGGTGTACTTGGTGAATATTTTGATCATATGAAGGGTAATCGTAAAGATATTGGATACTCACCTGAAAGAAATAAATGATTTATACTTATCTAGATAAAAATATAAAAGGAATTAATTCTAGAGAACTAACACAATCAGTAGATTGTAAGTATTTAGAAAGTACAACTAAACACCTTCCTCAAGACGCTTCTCTTGCAGTATTACATGGCACTTTAAGAGGTATGGGAGATATTGCTAAAGAATGTATAAAAAGAAATGTTCCTTGGATGTATATGGATAATGGTTATCTTGGCAAATATAAAAGAGTTACAATGAACGGTACAGCTCCTACTACTTTTAGACCAGGTAAAAGATTTGAACATGGCACGCAACTACTGCCATGGAGAGGGGGTCAAGGAAGCTCAATTCTTGTATTACCCCCCTCTCCGCCTTATATGGATACTTTTAATCAAAGAGATTTTTTAAACTTTATTGCAAATAACGTGAACATTTATACAGATAAGAATATAATAGTTAGAGCAAAACCTGCGAAAGGTAGACTAGCTAGACCTTTACAAGAGCAATTGGATAATGCTTATTGTGTTGTTACATGGGGTTCAGCTATAGCTTTAGAAGCAACTAGGCAGGGTATACCTACTATAAGTTTAGGTTGGTGCCCAGCTAAAATGGCTTCTAAAAAATTAGAAGATTTAGAAACTGATGCTATGAAAATTGAACCCGAAAGAATGAGTATATTTGATAATATAACATGGTCTTCTTTTGACAGAAATGAACTACCTTATGCTTGGGCAACTATAATGGAGAATAGTAAATGCCAGCAAATTTAAAAGTGTTTATAGGTTGGGATAGTAGAGAAGATATTGCTTACGAAGTAGCTAAGCATTCTATTCTTAAACATAATCCAAATATAGAAGTCTATCCTCTAAAATTGTATGAACTTAGAGAAAAAGGTATCTATACAAGAGAAGATGATAAAAAAGGTTCTACAGAATTTACAATCTCTAGATTTTTAGTTCCCTTTCTTAGCGGGTATAAAGGTTATTCTTTGTTTATGGATTGTGATATGGTGTGTTTAAATGATCTGGAGTTTGTGTTAGAATTTCAAGATGCTCTTACTAATCCTGTATCATGTGTAAAACATGATTATAGTCCTAAATCTAAAATGAAAATGGACGGTCAAATGCAACATGTCTATCCTAGAAAAAACTGGTCTTCTGTTATGTTGTTTAACAATTCTAAATGTAAAATGCTTACACCAGATATTGTTAACACAGAAACACCTATGTATTTACATAGAATGTTATGGGCAGACGATAAAATAGGTTCTCTTCCACCTAAATTTAATTTTTTAGCTGGGTACTACGATTTCGAAGAAGAGCAACCAATACTAATTCATTACACAGATGGTGGTCCATGGTTTAAAGAATATAGTAATTGTTCTTATAGTGAATTATGGAAACAAGAAATAAAGGAGATGTTTGGACTATGAGGATAGGTATTATTTCGGGTGGGTTCGACCCAATTCACTCAGGTCATATTAGTTATATTAAAGCTGCAAAAAGCCATTGTGACTTTTTATTAGTAGGTGTTAATTCAGATGAATGGTTAGCTCGTAAAAAAAATAGATTTTTTATGCCGTTTGAGGAAAGAATTCGTATAATTAAAGCGTTGCATGATGTAAATTATGCCACAGATTTTGATGATACAGATGACACAGCAAGTGATCTTATCGAGAGAGCTGCTGCAATGTTTCCTGATAGTCAGTTGATCTTTATGAATGGTGGTGATCGTACTAAAACTAACATCCCCGAAATGGAAATGAATTTTGAATTTGACGTTGACTTTAAATTTGCAGTAGGTGGTAAGAACAAAGCTAATAGTTCGTCTTGGATATTAGAAGATTGGAAAGCACCTAAAACAGAACGTCCTTGGGGATGGTATAGAGTTTTAGATGAAGGAGAAGGTTGGGCAGTAAAAGAACTTACAATCCTTCCTGGTAAATCGTTATCAGATCAAAGACATTCAAAGAGATCAGAACATTGGCATGTAGTTCAAGGTCAAGTAAGTATGAATACTGAATGGATGGGGGTTAAGAGAAACGATCTTATTATTCCTACACAGAGTTTTGATATTGGTGAAATGGTTTGGCACAAAGCTATTAACAAAGGTAAAGAACCAGCTAAAATTATTGAAACATGGTTTGGTGATGAACTAACAGAATTGGATATTGAAAGACGATGAGATTAATAGCAGGTCCTTGTCAACACGAAGATTATAATAAATCATTAGATATCTGTAAACAACTTTATTTAATGTGTAATGATTTAGGTATTGAATATGTTTTTAAAGCTTCGTTTGATAAAGCAAATAGAACTTCTCTTAAAGGTAAAAGAGGTATTGGTTTTCATGAAACTATGAAAGATTTTAGAAATATAAAAATAATGTTTCCTGATGTAAAATTTCTTACAGATGTTCATGAAAAATGGCATATTAATGATATTGTAACAAAATATAATGATGTTATTGATATTATTCAAATTCCTGCTTTTTTGTGTAGACAAACTGATCTTATTTTAGAAGCTTGTGCATCAGGTAAAATTGTTAATATTAAAAAAGGTCAATTTTTAGCACCTTGGGATGTTGTTGGAATTTGGAGTAAAACAAATCGTGCTAAAGAAATATGGTTAACTGAGAGAGGTACTAGTTTTGGATATAATACACTTGTTAATGATTTCACTGGTGTTAAATATATGTTGGATACTTTTCCTGATGCATCAGTGGTATTTGATGCAACGCATAGTGTACAAAAACCTGGAGGAAATGGTACATCGTCGGGCGGAAATAGAAAATACGTTTCAACACTTGCGAGAGCAGCAGCAGCAGTTGGCGTCAGAAATTTCTTTATGGAAACGCACCCAGAGCCTGATGACGCACCATCAGATGGACCAAACATGGTCGAACTAAAAAATATGAGAAAAATACTAATCGATATTAAAAAGATTGTAGATTTATGGGACTAGGTGATGATTTAATGTTTCTTGGTGAAGCTGAGAAAATATTTAAAGACACGGGTAAAAAAATATTTCCGGTTATGCCAAGAAGTAATGGCTCAGTAAGACCTTTACCAGACCATAAATGGTCTCCAATGTACAATAATGTAGAATTTATTACTAAAGACTCTAGAGAAGATTGCTACTCTTTAAGTATTAAGCCTAGTAATGGTAGGTATAATCATTACATGGAAGAGCTAGCTGATGATGAAAAAGGAAGAGGTAAATTTATAAAATACAAAAAATATAATCCTATTCCATTTAAGTTAAGATTTACAAAAGAAGAGCACCAGCTTATTAAAGATCAAATAATTTATAATAATTTACACAGGTTTATTATAATTAATCCTGATTTTAAAAAAGATGTTTTTAAAAATAATAAAAATTGGGGTTGGCATAAATGGTCAGAGTTAAGTGAAAGACTGAGTAAGTTAAATTTTAAAATTGCAAGAATTAAACCTACAGTTGATTTAGAAGATTTACCTTATGCACAAAATATTCACATTAATAATGTAAGAGTAGCATTTGGTGTAATAAGTAAAGCTAAGTTGTTTGTTTCTTATGAAGGTGGTTTAATGCATGCAATGGGTGGTTTTAAAGTTCCAGGTGTTATTTTATATGGAGGACTAACAGATATAAACTCTATGAAATATGATAATAATACTGAAATAGTATATGATCATCCAGAAACTCCATGTGGTAGACAATTTGAATGTGATCATTGTAAAATAGCAAATTCTTGGATGACTGTAAAAAGAGTATATGATACAATAGAAAGTAAACTTAATGACTGATGTATGGTTAAACACTTATAATATTTGTAAAAAATACATAGAAAATTATAAAATAGGTTTAGATATAGGGTGCAGAAGAGGTGATTTTGCTAAACATATGGTTTTAGATTTTGATTTTGTATATGGATGGGACTATAGATCTAAATCAGCTCATGTAAGAAAACTTAAATATCTTCCTACTAATAAATTTTGTTTTCATAATGTAGGTTTAGGTGAAAAAGAATACACCACTTATACTAGTGTGTCTGCAGGAAGAATTAAAGGTATAGGTAATAAATCTGTTATTATAAAAACTTTAGATTCGTACGAATTAGAAAATGTGGGTTTTATTAAAATGGATGTTGAAGGATACGAACCAAAAGTTTTACTAGGCGCAGAACAAACCATAAAAAGAAACTGGCCTGTGTTGTGTGTAGAAATTAATACTGAAGATAACAATTCTCAAGAAATTTTAGAGAATTGGGGTTATAATTTAAGAGAAGTGGATAATTTACAAAATCATGACTACATTTTTACAAAAAGATAAATTACAAAATTACAAAGGATGGACTTTACCTCTTTATTGTGATCATTTTCATCCTACTATTAGTGAGGGGATGAAAAATTCTTATCAAACTAAATGCGATTCAACAGTCTTTAGTAATACACCAATTAAAAAAGTTGCTATTGACATTGGAGGTAATATTGGTTTAATGGCAAGAAGATATGCTGAAGTTTTTGAGCATGTTTACACTTTTGAACCTGTACCAGAAAATTATTCTTGTTTACATTACAATACAGAAGATTTAAATAATGTTACCATTTATACAAATGGTTTAGGAGAAGAAGAAAAACAAGAAACAATTTTATTACCTGAAAGAATTAATTCATGTGGGAGTTGGTCTATTGTTGATTTTGAAAATAAAACAGAACCAATGAGATCATTTTCTATAGATATTAAGACACTAGATTCTTTTGGATTAGAACCAGATTTTATTAAAATTGATATTCAAGGTTATGAGATTGAAGTTCTTAAAGGTGCAGTTAATACTTTAGAAAAATTTAAACCAACTTTATTAATTGAAACTAAAAGTGATGGTAGAGATATATCACTACCAATAGGTAGGTTTTTAGCACAGTTTGGTTATAAAGAAATTAAAAAGTTTAATAAAGATAGAATTTACAAAGCATAGAGGTATATTATGATTGCAGGTAAAGTGTGGGGAACTACAGAATTAGTTGAACGTAATGGTGTATTAGAGTTTCATAGAATTGAAACTAAAGCTGGCGGTGTGTGTTCAAAACATTTACATGAATACAAATGGAATGGTTTTTTTGTAGAATCAGGTAAATTATTAATTCGTGTATGGCAAAATGATTATGATCTTGTAGACGAAACTGTTTTAGGTCCTGGGGAATATACAAAAGTCAAACCTGGTGTACAACATCAGTTTGAATGTTTAGAAGACGCGGTAGCGTATGAACTATATTGGGCAGAATTTCCTGAAAAAGATATAGTTAGAGAATCTGTTGGTTATAATGAAACAAAATAACTATGAAAATTTTAATCTGTGGTTTACCAGGTAGTGGAAAAACAACTTTAGCAAAACCGTTTGCTGAACTTATTGGTGCTGTACATTTAAACGCAGATGATATTCGTAATAGATATCAAGATTGGGATTTTACCCCTAAAGGTAGATTAAGACAAGCTCTTCGTATGTGTCATTTAGCAGATGGGGTTGTAATGGCTGGTAAAATTGTAGTAGCAGATTTTGTTTGCCCTACGCAAACTACTAGAGATTGGTTTAAAGCTGATTACATAGTGTGGATGGATACTGTAGAAAAAAGCGAGTATGAAGACACAAACACAGTTTTTGAAAAACCAAGTAGTTATAACTATCATGTTAAAAAATGGTTTAATAATACACACACAGAATTAGTTAAAGTGGTAAAAAATTACGTTCTTCATAAAGAAGGCAAACCTACAGAGAGGTTATAATGGCTTTTGATTGGGGCAAACCTACAGCTCAAATGCTTGGTCGTTTTCAACCTTGGCATGATGGTCATACTGCTTTATTTAAAGAAGCGTTAAAAAAAACCGGTCAAGTGGTTATTATGTTAAGAACCACATATACGGATTCTGACAATCCATATTCTATTGAAGACAGAGTTATGCAAATCGTAGAAAAACTTGCTGTAGAAAATATTACAACAGAAAGTTTTACTATTATTAGTGTACCTAATATTACAAATATTTGTTATGGTAGAGACGTGGGTTATAAGATAGAAAAAATTAGATTTAATGCTGATATAGAAAATATAACAGCTACAAGGATAAGAAATGAATAATGTTGTATGTGTAAATTGGGGTACTAAGTATGGTGTAGAATACACACACAGACTTTATAATATGGTAAAACGCAATACTACTAAGCCATTTAATTTTTATGTGTTAACCGATCAAATTGATAGATATAGTAAGTACACGTATTATACTACAGTAGAATTAAACACTGATGAGGTTGGTTGGTGGAATAAACTTCAGATGTATAAACCTGGTGTGCTTCCAGATGGGGAATATTTATATTTTGATCTTGATGTTGTTATTGTTGATAACATCGATTGTTTTTTTAATCACCCTTCGTTTGGTATTACTAGAGATTTTATTAGACCAGATAACGGAATACTACCTGGTAAAGAATATAATTCATCTGTTCTTAGATTTAATTCTAAACAAAGTGAAGGAATATATAAACATTATATAAATAATAGAAAGCTTTGGCACAACTACCAAAAGCAAGTACACTTCTTTGGCGACCAAAATGTTACATCACATTACGTCAACCACTATCCTAATTTTCTTAATGTTTTTCCTGATGAATGGCTGTGGTCCTACAAAAAAGGTGTTGCTAGAGGTAAACACGCAGGTGACCGTTCTCAAATGTTCGGTTCTAGAATTCCTAAAGGCGGAAAAGTGTGTGTATTTCACGGAGTTCCTAACCCAGAGGAGTTATTAGGTGAAGTTGATTGGGTTAATAAGCATTACGCTTAGTTTAGCAATATCATCTATGGCTTACTCTGCTGGCCGCACATACACAGGAAGTGACGAAAAAACTCATTGTACATTATGGGACACAAATCCTTTAAGATGGCCTCAAACTATCTTAGGTTTAGAACCTATGACTTGTAGAAGAAAAGCTGTACCTCCTACAACTAATAATACTATTACATGCAGACTCAAAAGGCAATATATAGATCCTGAATCAAAAGAACGTATGTGTATATATGAACGAGGTGCATCCGGCCATGCTAATTTAACTGTTGCTATGGACAAATATTTTCAATGTCCTAGAACGCAACAATGTACTCAAAGCCCCGGTGGTGGTAAAAACACGCTAGATTAGGAATTCCAATGTGGTTTTCAAATGAGTAATAATATGATGTTTTTAGAAATATGGCCCGTGTTTGCTGTAACAGAAGCATATGAAATAGCTTGTATTAAAATGGATAGCGCGGGGTGTCCTTTTGTTGTAGGTACTATTGGTCCTTATCTTACAAAAGAAGAAGCAAAAACTGATTTAAGCAATATTACTACAGAAGATTTAATTAAAAAAAAAATAAGATAACATTGTTTTTATTAGATAAATTGGGCCCTTTTTTAGTTGATTTTTGGTAAAAAAGAGACTATAATATATGTATAGAATGAGAAATGAGGAGAATATAATGGAACCAATGTTTGAGGGTCATATGAACTTAGAAATGATTAAAAATAATGTAGCTGAGCTTGCTAATTTTAACTTTATTGCTTATACTGCAGAAGAAGCTGCTAATGTGATTGGTGGTGGTTTAGAAGCTAGTAATTTTTATGATGGACCTGGTCTCTATTATATCGCGCATGGTGTTCGTGGTGATATTGACGATGTTATGCTTGCCGCAGATGTAGAT